TTTGTTCATCCATCTTAAAGATAAAATACTTCTTGAATAGAAGTGTCCATTTTGAATCTTCTTGTAAGGCATTACCTTATCGCAAGTAAAGCACTTGACATCTAAATTCTCATCAGCGTACTTTAAACGAATATAAGTCGAAAATATAGCATCTGCTTTTTTCTTTAGTATGGTTGTACTCATAACTTTAATTAATCTTTGTTTACAGTATAAGCTGCAATTGTTAATGATAAAATAAAACTTAATAAACTAAAAAAAGCATAAATACCCCTTAAAAATACATCCCAATTACGAAAATCTAAATCAAGTTCAACAAAACTTAACACCAAATATATTAAACACATACTTATAATAAAACTTAACCAAAATGCAATTACTTCTTTTTTAATACTCATTTTAATAGGATTTTAGTGTAACAAATCTCAAACACTACTCCCCAAATAATAGAAAATAGGATTATATCAAAATACCCAAATATAGGTTTGTAAGTTACAATAGCTAAAGAAATAAATAATAACATCAAGGCTTTAAATAAATGCCACCCATCCGTTAAAAACGATAGCATAGTTGAAGATAAAAAGAACTTCTCGCCATTTTCTTTCTCGCCCCACTGCCATTTGTTACGCCAAGACATATTCCAATCCCAAAATTGTCTATTTTTAAAGTTTCCAAATATAGAAACATAATACCTGGTGCTTAAGACATCCATTACTGAATTGCAGAATGCTGCTAATATTACAAAGATTAAACTCATATTGTTAAATGTTAGTTCCCAATTTGGGAATTTTAAAGCTCATTATTCGTATAAATACGGCTCAATTCGTATCAAAAGTGAGCCACAAGTGTTAAATGTTTAATTGGTGCTTGTTAAATGTTTGCATAAATTTTTAGTAAAGTTTCATTCACTTTGTCCACTTAATTCGTTAAAAAACAGGACATTACATCCTTCGTAATATTTACAGGTGTTAAATCTTATCAATTCAACCTATACATCTTTTACAAGTCATCTATCATCTCAAGCGTTTTAACTCTTTCACTTAACTCGGCTATTATAATTTCTGCTTCGTGCCTCAAAGTTAATAATTCGCTCCTTAATAAAGAATTTTCTCCTTGTAAATCAGTCATCATCACAAAAGCTAAATTAAGCGTTTCTAAAGCATTAAGATTGTCTTTGTAGGTCTTACTATCAATTTTAGTTTTGTTTGCCTCTAATAGCTTTATTTGCATCACTAAAAGTAAATCTGCTATCCTAAACAAAGTAGCTTGTCTAAAATCAGTCTTTGGAATCCTTTTTTCTAATTCATCCTCTAAAATAGCTTTTAATGGCTCACTTAACTCGGGTAACTTTTTCATTGCTTAAAATAAACTTTTTGTCCTGCACTGGGTTAATTAGGTTAATAATTTCTCTTAAAGCATCCACATAATACTGTGAAGATAGCTTATGGATTGGTAATTGCTCAAATAATTCTAAACTAAAAAGCCTGGCTTCCGAATGTTTAGCAAATTCTTGTAGTGTCATATATGTTTAGTTTTAAAATACGCATTCGCAAGGTTTAATATCAATTTCAAAATCAAACTGCATTACTCCAGCTAATTTCTTTTTACTATCTCTCCAAAACTTACCTTGATTAATATGTTCTGTTGGTTTTATTCCTAATCGTTGCATCTCTGCAAATTTAGGCTTTAAGTCTATTAGAAAATTATTCTTTATAATAGAGTAACCTATTTCTTCTTCAGTCTTAATTGCTTTTTCAAATATATCCTTTCTTTCACAATATACAACATACCAGTGTTGCATACCGCCTTTAAGGCATCCAATACAATTAGCGTGTTTAAATAAAGAATATAAGTTAGGTCTTTTAATGCCTATTTCAGTTGTTTCAAATATAGTTCTCTCGCTCCATACTAAAGGGTAATCTGTCTTATAACCGTTAGCAGCCATTATTGAACTTCTTCTTGTAATTCTATTAGGCTCGTTCTTATCAAATCCGTAATAAACTATAAATTCGCCAGGTATTGTTTTAAGCCACTCCATAAATGGTTGTGTCTTCATTACAGAAGTACATAATGCTTGTCTTGTCTTTGGATTAACAAAACTACCTTTTTCGATTACTACATCAAATTGGTCTTTTGTTTCGTGTCCTTCAAATGATACATAAGTTATAGGCAATCCTAAATAATTAGCTACTTCTTTTTCAAAGCGTTCTACATCTGCATCCTCTAAAATACATTCGTGATTGCAAAGAATAACATTTTCTTTACCGTACTTTCTTGTAACCTCAATAGCTACTAATGCTGAACTATGTCCTCCCGAATAACAAACTATATGTTTCATTTTTTAAATATTTTAAATTTTTCAATATATTTCATACTAAAATAGTGCATTAAAACAGAACCAGTAACAGAACCTACTAAATAAGTAATTAAAATTGGTAAATTTTTAAAATTAGTTACTACTTGCTGAATTACAAGTAAATATATCCCATTACTAATTATACTTGAAATTGTATGAAATAAAAGACTATTACTATTTCTTGCTCTACTAACTAAAGTAAAACTTGCATTTTGTATTATTGTTAATACAAACATTATTAATATTTCTTGGTTCATAATTAAAAAGGTAAAATTTTTGGTTTTTCAAATGTAACATAATTTCCAGCATAACTCTTAATGCCGTTTATTTCTTCATAATAGCAGTTTTTCCACTTATCAAAAAATAGTGTTGCCTCGCCTATTTCCCCTACTCCTTTAGGTTTAGTCTTTTGAACTATAATCTTTACTTCATTGCCTTGATAAGGGTTTCCATCTTTAGAAACTCCAAAAGGAGGTCTCCATACGCAAATCATTTGCTCTCCCTTTCTAAAGGATGTTTCGCCACCATCTATAAATCGTGGGTCTGCTGGGGGGTAATATTTAATTCCTGTTGCATCATCAATAACCTTTGCTCCTGTTTCCCTTGCTATGTGCATAATAATTGTATGGTGGTAATTATATTCCCTTGCATACATTCTTATTTTACCTAACACCCGAGCCATATACATATCCCTTTGCTCTCCGTGTAAATCGTGCTTTACTTCATTAAAAGGGTCTGTTGTTACCGTATCAAACTTAACTCCGTATTTCTCAACTGCTTCGTGGAAGTCATCTAAAGTAATATCTTTAACTCCTAAATCCATTATGTAAAAATATTGACTAACTTCTAATCCGTAACGATACATTTCTTGTTTAGTAAGTCTTTGTAGCTTATTACCATCCAAGTCAAAAAATGGCTTACCTAACCATTTATGAATTATTTCTGCATATATTTCTGCTGGAGTTCCCGTTTCGGGACTAAAGATTAAATGTTTCCAGCCTTTAGATTTTGATAAGTTTATAAGGCATTCCCACCAAAATTCCGATTTACCTGATGCTGGAGTTCCGTAAATGTAAGAAGTAGCACCTTTTTTAAAGGATATTAGCTTATCTACTTCAGAGAATCCAACCGTTTCGCCTTTAATTAATCCTGTATCATAAAGAGAATTTAATTCGCCTTGGATGTCGCTATATTGTTTTATAAAATCCATTAGTAGGTAGTTAGTTTTTTAATTGGAATTAAGATTGCTTTAGAAGTATTATTATCGCCCATAGATTTAATATTACCAGCAACAAATTCTATTCTACAAATATCTTTTAATTTTTCTAATTCTATAATAATAATGATTTTATCTTCTAATTTGCCTGATAAAATAAAACACCACCATTCAGCTTGTGAAGTTGATATTCCCGAAGGCTTACCCCTTGATTCATATTCTATTGCTAAATTCCCAGTAGTAGCAGCTATTTTATCTCTTTTAACTTCTACTTTCTTATTAGTAAATATTTCTGCTAATAGTTTTTCGCCTAAAATTCCAAACTCCAGGTCAAACTTAAAATCGTTGTTATGCTCCATTAGTAGTAAAATGTAGGTATGATAGGTGCTTGTACTTTTTTCTTATTTTCATCTTTAAACCAGTTATTTAGCATTGTATTTTTCCAATTAATAACTTCGTTACCTTTGCTATTTTTCCAACCTAAATTTGAATAATAATTAAATGCTTTTGTAGCTGCTTCTCTTGAATAACCATTCTCATTAAAATAAAGAATAACATCTTCTAAAGTAGGATTAATAACTTGTAATACCTTTACTTTACTTTCCTTTACTTTACTTATCTTTACTTTAGATGCGTTTCGTACAAGTTCTGAACGCGTTACATTTTCTGTAACTTGCTGATTTTCACGCCATTGTTTTAATCGTTCTGCGCTTTTTTCTTTTTTTATCTTGTAGTTTTCACTAAACTTTAGCAATTGTTTGTTGAAACTTTCGCCATTGTTTGATGAAATTAGTCCAATACTTTCCATAAATGACCAGCATTTTTCCAACTTTTTACCGATGTTTAATTGCTTTTTTAGCACCGCAGTTTTAATTGGTTTTTCTTGTTGAGCAAACTTCTCTAATGCAGTGTAAAATAATCCCAAACCTTCATAACCATAAGCCATAAATAATTCAGTTACCTTCTCATCATTAAACGAATTGCTATCGTGTAGATAATACTTCATAAGTATATAAAAAAAAGAATCCCACCAGGTCGAGATTTGGCAGGATTCAGGTTATTTGGATAACCATTTAGTAATTTCATCTGTTCTCGACTTCAAATGAAATTATATGCAAATATAACTAAAATTAATCAATTATTTCTTCAATATCTTCTTGTTCAGGAATCCAAGCCATTGAAAATTCTTTATTTGCAAACATTTCGGTTAATCCGCTTATTTGTGTTAATCTTAAAACTTCATCTCTATCCATACCTAATTCTTTAGATATTTTTTCATCACTCCAATTTCTTCTTTTTAAATCAACTACAATATCTGACATAGATTCTACTTTGTGTTTACCTCTTGCCCTATTATGTCTAATAGTAGATGCAACTCTATCATTTTGACCTTTTTGTGATTCTCTAATAGTAACTACTGGCAAATATCCGTGAACTCTACTTTGTATATCTTCACATTCTTTACCAACTCTATTTCTATGAAATCCATCAATAACTTCTCTTGTTCCATTATTATTATCCATTGAAACAATAGGTTGAGTATATCCATCGTTTGCTATTGATAATCTTAATAATTCCATTTCAGGTGGTGCTACTGAATTTGGGTTATAATCATTTGCAATTACAGTATCATTTTTAACCCATATAACACAATCTACTGGCTCTGTATTAAATGGAGATATTTCGTGTAACATTAATTTAATTTCATTGATTAAATCTACTTTTTCTTGAATTGTTAAATCAACAATTTTATTAATAATTTCTTTTTGCTGGTTAATTAGTGTATTTTTCATAATTTAGTTTGTTAAAAATTTATTTTCGGTTCTTTGTTTTTTCTTTAATTCTAAATACTTTTTATAAGCATCTGTTTTGTGTTGAGTAAATCCTAACCCTTTACACCAAAAATCATTTCTTAATAAAGATTTACATATTCTTCTCCAACTTGGTGCTAATTTTTCAGATTCTAAAATATAAGGTGCTTCATCGGGTATACCTTCTAAATAACCTCTTTCTTCCCACCATTTTATAAAAGTGTAAATTTTGTTTAAATAATGTTCTTTTGTAACATCGGGTATTGAATTTAAAAATAGCATTGCAAATGATTGCCAAGTGTGATTTTTAGGTTTTGTTATTTTATTATAACCTGTTATAGAACCACTTTCATTAATATATAATGCACCTGAATTTGCTCCATTTACCCTTGCAACAACTTTTGCCCAAGTTTCAGGTTCTATTAAATGAAATAACCACAACCCCCTTCTTTGGTCATCTCCATATGGTTGGCAAATTCTTTGTTGATGTATAGATACACCAGCTTTAAACATTAATTCATAAAGTTGATTAAATCTTTTGTTTTCATTTTTAGAATGATAAATCCAAATATCTTCAGTAGTCCAATCATAAATTGGATATACATTAAATACACTATTTGTAACTTTTGTAGTATAAACTTTTTTATCTAAAGTTATTTTAGTTTTTGAACTTATTGTTCTATATCTATTCAATGATTCATCAGAACGAATGCCTACTAAACAAGCAGTTAATTTACCTTCAGAATACCATTCTCCAAATTCAGGCACAAATTCTTCAAATTCCATACCATCTCTAAAAAATGGGAAATAATTTAAATCAGTTATTCCCTTACTTGGTTGTTCTCTTATCCAATTTTCTTTTTGTTCAATATCCCAGCATTTCCAAAATGGTTCATAAACAGAAACAGCATTTCTTAAATGAATAGGTAAACAAACCCAGTACAAATCAATATAATCTTTATATTCTTCTATACAATGTTCTAAATGTTCTATTGTAAATTTATACTGTCCTTCTAAATCTACTATAAGTAACCCTATTTTTTTATTTCTTTTTTTTACTTCATCCATTACTAAATGAAGCATTACGGTAGAATCTTTACCAGCACTAAAAGATAAATAAGTTTTTTCAAATCTATCTAAAGTCCATTTGACACGCTCTATTGAAGCATCAAATACATTCTTATCTAATCTTATTTTAGGCATTTTGTTCGTGTTTTTGTTTCCAAATATTTAAAATATCATTTGCAATTTTATTGCTTCTATCTTGAACATTTTTTTCAAGTTTATTCCAAATTTCCATAGTAACTTTATTTGGTATATTTGAATATAAACAACACGCACCTTGACCGATATAAGCAATTTTATTTAAAGATTCATTTGTTAAATTATGTTCACAAGAATATTGCCATTCATTAATAACTCTTAACATATTTTCTGTTGTTTTAATTTCACAATTAAACATTTCAATACCTTTAAGGATTAATAATTCTTTGTTTTCTCCTGAACAGTTTTCATAGAATCCAGCTTTATGGTCTTCCCAAAGCCAATAAGGGTGATAAATTCGTTTCATAGTTTGTTTGGTTTAGTTTGCTAATATATTTATTTCTTTCTTAATTTAAAGTATTTATCCAGCTTTTTATTTAACGAAGATAACGGTACATTAAACTTCTCTGCATAATGCTTAATCGGCTTACCTTCAACTAAATACTCCTTCAAAAAGTCATTAAAAATAGCATTCGTTTCTAAAGTTACTTTCTTCGTTTTTAAGTGCTTTGTTCTAATTCCTTTGGCTCTTAAAACTTCTCTTATTCGCCTTTGGGATATATTATACTTTTGGCTTAAATCCTCAATCGTAACATTCCCAGTTCTATATTCTTCTAAAAAATCCATCTCTTTATAATTTTAAAATACTAACGCTACTCATTAGTACTTGGGTGTTAATCTCTGCTAAAATTGTTAAACTTTCCCCTAAATATTGCGCAGACACCTCTTATCTTTGGTGCAAAAAGAACGCTTGCAGCAGCACCAATTTCTTTAATTAAAAGGGTAATGAATCTTCAGATGTAATTACATTTGTACCCACATTTGTAGCCACATCTAACTTACCTACCCCCCAAACTACTTTACCATTGCCCATATAGGTCTTTGGTGCTTTAGCTGCTCTTTCTTCTGAAGACTGGCTTAATGTGATTGAAACATTGTTACCAAACTTATCGTTTTTGTCATCAACAATGATAGATAAATTTAAATACTTGTCTTTAATTAACTTTGTTCTGTCAATCTTTGTTACATCAATAGATGCGTTGATAATTGTTGCCATTTTATTTTTTTTTAAAGGGTTATAATTCTTGTTCCAATTCTTGCCTGTATATCGGCATCGTATTTTTGAAGCCAGGCTCTACAAAGTTCAACTCTTTCGATAATATCTTGCTCAATAGATAAATCTCGTTTAAACTCGTAGGATACCCAGCGTTCAAATTCTTCTAAATGTGAGTAGCTAACTTTTGTTCCGTAATTAGCAGCAGCAGGTGTGTCTCCTAAATAATAGAATAGCGTAGCAAACTCTTTATTACAAAGCATCATATAGCCACGAAGCTGCCATTCGTAATCAGTATTTAACTCTAAAGCTGAATCTAATAAGGTTTTTCTATTCCAGGCACATTTAGTGTCTATAATAGAGTTCTCAAGAATAACATCGGGAGTACCTACTAACCATTCGTTAGAATAAATATCTTCGTTTTTATAGGCTTCAATACCACCGTATAAAACTTTAGATGCAAACTTAATAGCTTCATCTTCTAATAAAATACCTTTGGTTAGATACTTGGATTGTAATTCTTCCTTATCCCCAGCATACCATTCTTTAAGATAAGTTATACAGGTTTGCGATAATTCGCCTGGCTTCTTTGACTTGCTCATTAGTTTCCCTAACGATGAAGGTCTTGCTTTAAATAACTTCATTTCCTATTAAAAATCTTAAAGTTTCTGCATCCATAGAATAGCGTTCTTGAATAGCAGTTAAATTCTTTGCATCCTTTAGGTAACCTGCTCTGCATTTAGTAAATAATTCAGTACCTACTTTTAATACTGGCTTTAGTTTTTCTTCTACCATTTTGACTGCATCGTGCATATTGGTAGCATCTGCATCTTTGGTATCACATAATAGAAATAAACCTTGAAGTGCATACTTTCGTGCATATGAACTTGAACTTCCGAAAGACTGGCTAATATCCATACCTTTACGATTAGGGTCTATACCAGCAGAAGCACAAACTTCAATAAAGCTATTATCTTTATCATAAAAATGAATGTAAGATTCGCAGAAGATAAGTCCAGCTATTTCTTTAATTCTATCCGATATTATCATAGTACATCCGTACTTAAGTAATAAAGGTTTAACTGCTTCCAATATATCTTCCGTAGAACGATACTTGTATTTCCCAAAGGAATTGAACTGATTTTTTGGAGCTTTTAGCTCAGATTGAATGTTTAATAATGACATAGTTTTTTAGTTTTGGTTATCAAATATAGAAATTTATTTTAACAAATTAAGGTAATTATTTTTAATTATTTGCTTCGCAATGTGATGCTCGTAATCGTTTGTAATCCTTTGTATTTCAGCTTCTTTAACTTTATTAATAAGATACATTGCTTGGACTGATTTGCAGTAATTACCATCTTCTAATGTTTGTCTATAAAGCCTTATTAACTTATCCAACTTACTTTCCTTCGGTGGATTATTAATGAATTTGTGAACGGTTATTATACTCATTATCGTGGTCTGCAAATATCATACAATGTATTAGCAAAAGTAGATTGACAAGCCAGTACTGGTTGTTTTAAGATTGCTAAAATTAATTCTTCGTAGTTCTCGTTAATAAACTCTTCTACATCTTGTGTAAAGTAAATAGGATTTTCTGCCTGCTCCATACTTGTAGGGTCTAACTCTATTTTAACTTGACCTCTTGAAATATCGTAGTTTTCTAATACCCAAAACCTTAGGTCCGCTTGTTTAAATCTATGGTGGTAAACAATAAAACCATCGGTGTATTCTGTGTAATAGGTGTTTTGGAAATCAACTTCTACAATGTTAATCTCTTCGATAATTGGGTTTTTTAACTTCTTCATTTTTTTCGGGTTATGGTTAAACAATTTTTGGTTAATTCTTTGCAAGAGTAAGTCTTGCCGTTGTAAGTTTTGTAATACGATAGTAAGGCTCTAATTCGGTTGCCTTCTCGTTTGTCCACTTGCATAGCCTCCCCTATGCCCAGCGACTTAATTTGTAGTGCTTGTTCTTTCTGGTAAATCATCTAATAATTGTAAGGCTCTTTTAAATACTTGAATTCTTGCGTACACTTGTCTTGACTTGTAAGGGTCTTTTTGTACACTTGGTAGCTGATTAGTTAGCTTGTTGATTGCATCTTTTAAGCCTTGCTCAAATGATGGTTCTTGTGGATAGTTTATCATTTCTTTTGATTTGGTTTAACAAATATCTTAATTAAGATTTAATTACCAAACATTATTTTAATAAAAGCCACAAATAAATCGTAACTCGCTGATAATCAAAGAGAATAATTTTAAAGTTTTTTTAGGATAAGGTAAACTGCGATAGCAATACCCAATATTAAGAATAAAGTAGTGTTATTTTTTGGCTTCTCTTCTTGAATCGTGGTTTTATCCACCTTTATAGCCTTATCTTCTTTCTTATCGATTTTAAGGCTCTGTAAGCGCTTTCTTTCTTTAATGTGTCTCTTTATATGGATTGCCTTTAGTTTGTACTTGTAATCGCCTCTAATAGCTTCTAAAGGTGTAACCTGATGGTTTACTAATGTGTCAAAAACATAAGCTATTTCTTCTGTTGTTTCAATATCGCTTGAATCGGTAGCTAATTCGACTTTTTGAACCACAGTTATAACGGAATCCACTTTAGTAGTTTCTACCAGCTTTTTAGATTTGCAAGAAGATAGTAGTAAAATTACTACCAATCCAAATATTATCCTTTTGGCGACCATAACTTAATTAGTTTCTTTTGTCTTTCTAAACGGCAATCAGCCTTGCATTTTGAGCAATAGACTTTAGTACCCGAAGAGATATATTCAGCCTTGCAGCACTCGGAAATAGTCAAAGGGTTTACCTGCTCTATTTCGGTTATAACTTCTATATTTAAGTCTTCTTTTATTTCTTTTGATTTCTTTGCCATAATTTAAACTAACATCAAGTTCCTTTCGCAAATCTAACCAAAATAAAGTAATATTCCTACTTACCGCCTTCATACTCAATCTCTCTATTTAAACATTCGATAGCTTTCTTTAAGTCCTGGACTAATAAATCCTTCTTGCCTGCTCGTAAAATATACTTAATAGCGTTACCTTTCATAAAGGATAAATTGTAAGCATTTGCTATATCAATCACATCAATAGGAACTCCTTTAATCTCAACTTTGTAGTATTTAGGCTTTGTTACTATATCAGCTATTTTACTACCAGTTAATTCGATAGGTTTAAATTGATACTTGACGCTGCAATTAGTGCAAACTTCAGAACATTCGCAATTTTCAAGATGGTTAATTTCTTCGATAGTTTTCATTTTGTTTCTCTTTTAGTTTTTCTTTATTTGTTTCGGTTATTAATTCTCTTCTAACTATTTCAATTTGGTTGTATAATTCTTTTAATTTCTCAACTAACATCTCCCTCTTTGTCTTCATCATAATCTAAAAAGTCTAATCGTGTTTCAATCATTTTAATTAACCTCGCTTGGGTCAAGGTTTTGTAACTTGGGAATAAAAGTAAACTTTTTTCCTCTAATTCAAAAAGAAAATAAACAAAGAATTTAAGTTCCTCTAAAATCTCGCCGTCAGTTACATCAAATATTTCTTCTTCTTTATTCTCCATATAAAACACCGTTATAAACACATTTATAATCTATTATAGCGTGTGGTTGTGCAAAGAATAAAACCTTATCTCCATCAATTTTAAAAGTAACTTCTAAAAACCCTTGACACCAATCGGCAATCTTACCTGTTGGTAGATATTCTACTGCTTCCATTAACCTGGTACATCCAACCTCAAACCAAGCGTTAATATTATGCCTATTACGAATATAGCGCATTCCAAGCCTGTGTGAATGTCCTGTGCAACCTGACCCCCAATATTCGATTATATTCTTTTCACTTGCGTTCTTTGTTAAACTTAAACCGTGAGTAATATCAAAAATATCAAAGTAATTAAAGACATCCGTAGGGTCGTAAACCATATCGTTCTCTTTAAGGTGCAGCATCTCTTCAAACTTCGTACTTTCAAAGTGTTTATAAAGAATAGCTAATCTTGCTAATTGACCTTTAGATAATAAAAAAGGCTTTGTAACTCGCTCATCGTGATTGCCGGTCCTAATAGTAATCTTTGCATCCGTTGAAAGTCTTAAAGGCTTAAGGATTTGTTCTTCGGTATATCTAAATTCCTCTACTTCGTTATATCCTTTTAAGATACCATCCATAAAAAGTTTATTTGTATGCTTGGAAACAAAAGGTAAGTCTACTATATCCCCGTTGATACAAACTTCATCAAATTTATTGTGTTGTAAAATGTTATTGATTACCCTTAAACATTTAAGGTCAGCTAACCAACCGTGAGGGTCAGAAAATACAAATAATTTATAGGTTTTTTTATCCGTTAGTTTTTTTAACTGGTATTGGTTGTATTCAGTTTCTGATAGTCTTGGTCTGTACATAAAGTTTTTTTCTCGAAATTACTAATTATTTTAGCAAATGCAATTATCTTTTATTCAAAGGCTTACGATTAATGGTTGTCATATAACCACCCAAAGCAATTAAAGCCGAAAGGAATAGCTTAATACAAGTATTTAAAGACCAAATAAAATTATCCCAATCAATAGTTACCCAAGCATTTGCAATAGCTACAATCGCTCCAAATACCGTAGAAAGTGTATTATTTAATTTTCGCATACAAATTGAACTCCCTTAATCTTCTTCTCATTAATCCTTTACTAACCACTCCACCAACTTTAATCCACATCAAGAAGCCTATTCTTATTTTTTCAATCGTTTGTCCACCATTAATAAACTTAACCAAAGATGACTTTGCAAATGCTCCACATCCTATATTATAACATAAGCAAAATAAAGCATCAAATTCATTCTGTTTAAGCGGTCTAATGACATATCTCTTAATACAAGCACTGTAAGTGTCGGAAGTGTCTAAGAATAGCTTATAAGCCTCTATTTCGGTTATCTTATCGCCTTTCTTTACTGGGTTCCCATTATCGTATTTAGTTGAGCCTATTCCAATAGTCCAAACTCCAGCACTACACTGGTAAGCATCTAACTTTAAGCCTTCAAACTCAACTAATAGCTTTAAACCATCTTCGCTTATTTGTGCCATAAAAAGTCTTTAATAAAAGTTATACCTGTTATCGTTAATATAAAAGCACCAATTCTTATTGCCCAATTTATGCCGGTGTTATAATCTCGGACCTCTTGCACTTTAGTTTCAGTTTCTTCTAAAGCACCTTCTATTGTTTCTAATCTTTGTAAGATGCCGTTTCTATTTAACTTTGAGCCTGTAATGGCCTGGCTTATCATTTCTACATTTATAGACAAAGCCTTTAGCTGGTCATTTATTTCTTTAAGTTCGTTCATTATCCTTCGCCTCCTTCTTGCGTATTACTTGTTGTACTTCCTGGCGTTCCTTGACCTGCATTCATATCATCATCAGTTGTAGACCAAGAAGTAAAATTTGTTTCTAATTGATTAGTTTGGCTTTGGTGTGTAGTGATATTTGTTTTGTTATTAACATAATCAAAAGATGCCTCGTGCATAAAGTGTAAGCCTTGTGCTAAAGCAATATTAAAGACTTGCCCAAAATTGATATTTTTACCGTAAACATTACCTGTAAATTTCTGCCAAGTAGCTTGATAAAAAGATAATATTGAACGAGTGATACATTCTTGTAACGGTCTTTGTGGATTTGTTGCAGTTGCTATTTCCCAATTCCTTAACCATTTAGTTGAGTTTTGTATTAAATTATATTCCCCTACCTCATAACCAATAAAATCTTCAATTACTTGTGATTCGTATTTATCTCTAATACCACCGTGATATTGACCAGTTAATTCGTAATTGTTTGAAAATGGTTTAGGTAAATTAAAATCATCATAAGTTACAATATTTGTAGAATTATAAATAAACCCTTTAGTGTTTTGATAGTTTTGTGGAATGATACTTACTTTAATATCATCAAAGTAAACAGTATGGACTGCACCTGTATTTGTGCTTAATTGCCTTCTTAAAATAAAAGTACCGTAGTTATTCATTACATAACCAGTGTCTAAAGAGTTCCTATCGTAAGTAGAAAAACATTTAAACTTTGACCAATTATCTTCATCAGTCATTTTGATTTGGATAAATTTATTACCATCCCAAATTGGACTTTGATTAATATTTGTAAAAGTACCATTACTTTCCAAGTATCTAATATCTGAAGTACCGCCTGGATTAGGAGTACCATCAAGTGATTTAGCAAAAGCAATCATTACTGAATCCGTAGGATTATGCGCACCATCAAAGAAAACAGAACATTCTATTTTAACCGCAAAATAATTAATAAATGTTGAATCGTTTGAAATTCTAAACACATTATACAATCCATATTCAGGGCGTGGTGCATCTAATTTAGATTGATTATCTGTAACTGCTAAAATTCTATTATCAAAAGGTCTATTAAACCCAGTTGCGTTAAAGAAATCGAATACATCTGTAGGGTCTACATTCGCCCAATTAGTTGGGATAGTTGTACTTGTAGCGTAATCCTTAAAGAATCCGTAGTTATTAAGTAAGTTTCTTTCGTAGTAAGGATATTTAAACTTAACACTTGTTAATCTTTTATTAAGGCTTACTAATTGATTTACATCAGACCAAATAACATTACCTTCGTTTCCAATAGATGAGTATAAATCAAAAGAATATCCACTTAAATAAATTCCATTAGAATCGTATTTTAATCCATTTTGAAACTTTTGTTTTACTGATACATTATCAATTAAAAGATAACCTGTTGAATCATCATTAGCATTAAAGAAATTTAAATCAACTGCACCTGCACTTGCAGTGTAAGAAAATTGATAATAAACCCAATCATCAGTAGTTGTTTCAACAAATACTTGTATTCCATTTATTATAACATTTGCAACTGCTTTTGGAATTACACCTGTATCAAAATTCTTTGCCCAAAAAGAAACAATATATTCCCCCGCTAAAAAAGCTAAATTTTGACCAATATAAGAACTATTATCTCCAAATATTTTAGGACACTGACTTCCGTTTAAGCCTCCTGTTGCACTATTAGTTACATCGCCTACTATAGTCCAATATTCATAAATAGGCGGTAAAGCACCGCTTACGCTAAAACTACCATCAACAACTAAATCATTTACCGCAACATCATTAACCCCTATAACATACCAGGTAGCATCACTATTAGATAGGTATAACATACAACCTAAAGATTCCATTAAAGATGTTAAAAGAAAATAGCAATCCTTTGGTTCAAAAGTTTTCCAATTAACTGCTGAATATTCCGATAGCTTTAAGTTTACTGTATTAACAAGAGTACCATCAATTTTAAATTGCGTAAAAAAAGCAACATCTAATTCGCTTCCAGTCTTTTTTAATAACCTACAAACAAAATCACTTATAGTTATACCTGTATCAACATCTGTACTATCGTATAAGCCGTAGTAATCTTCTCTATAATATTTAACATCCTTTAAAACCGCAAGGTTATCAGTAGCCGTAAGCTGAAGAAAATATTGTTCTTGCCATTCATATTGAATAACATCAGGCAATAAAAAGCCTCTCCATTTTAAAACTTCAGTTGTACCATCACTTTCGTAAAAGCTAATTTTCCAAGTATATTCGTTTGAATCAAAAAAGAAATCAGAAGGCTGAACATTAGAATCGTAAGGGATAAAACATTTAATATCCACATAAGAAGAACGAATAGGAGCAAAAATATTGTCTTTACTTGCTTTATAATTTAATACAAAAGGCGAATTTTGAGCAGGTATTAAATCAATTACATCGTAAACTATTGAAGTAGCTTCTTGTTTTTCAAATTTAACTATATAAAAATAGTTAGTACCTACTTGGTCTAATCCTTTAAAGTCTAAATTATATAAATGATTGTAAAACATTATACCACCCTCGAATTTTTTATTGCTTCGTTATTTAATAATAATCTCATTTTATCTCCCATAATATCAATTTGGTAGCCACCTTGACCAAATGAATTAGAAGGCATAGCTATCATAGCACTTTTTGGTTTACTTGATATTGCAAATGGATTAAATCCTAAACCACCAATAGTTTTAGCAATTTCTCCAATAGAACCTAAAGAAGAACCTCCTGCACTTAAACCACCTGTTAAAACAAATAGTATAGCTGCTGCTGCAATCGCTGATGCTAATTTTATCATTAGATTTTTAATAGCATTTAATATACCTTGAAAAGCATTTTGTCCACCATCAATTAAAGTAGTAAACATTTGTTCAAATCCACTTGTTAAAGCACCTGCCAATAAATTTGTATAACCTAATATTGTATTTTGTTGCTCTAATAAAGCATTCATTTTTGCTATTTGTTGTGCTTCTTTTTCTCTTGCAGCAGCCCTTTTTTCAATATCCATATTCAAAGTACCCATATTAATAGGGGCATTTGGAATTTGACTTATACCTATCATAGGTGCTACATAGGTCATTGCTTTTTCAGGTTTTCTAATTGATGCTGCTAATATTGCTGCTTCTTTTGCTTTTGCTGCTGCTTTTGCTTCTTCTTTTGTTAATGATACTAAAGCATCTTTAGCATTATTAATACTTTCAGTATAAATTTTGTAATATGGAGATGTTTGACCAACTGCCGTTCTTGCTTTTTCTAAAGATGTAATAAAATTATTAAACCCACCTGACGTTTTAATTTTAGCTAATGCTGCATTTAATTTATCATAAGAATCTACAAGGTTTATATTTCCTTGCTGACCAAAAGTAACACCACCCCAAAGATTTTGTAATTCTGCAAATGGAATATTATCCATCCAATTTTTACCCCTTTGGTCAATGCCTAATTTTTCAGCCATATTATCAGCGTGACCAATAATATTTAAAGCAGATATTATTTGTGTTAATCTATCAACAGTATTTTTTAAAACTCCTGAATTAGAATCCCCCATATTTTTCATAAGGGTTGTCCAAGAATCTCCTAAATTGGAAATCTTACCTGTAAGAGTTGCAGAAATAGCAGCCATTGAACCGCTAACACCTTCAACATCTCCTAATGTTAATAAATATTTTTGTATTGAATCAGAAGTGTTTGCAACGGTTGTAGCTACGCCCTTAAATGAAAATGTAACTTCGTCCCCAGCTACTTTAGCTTTAACACCAAATTCTTTTAAACGTTCAAATTCGCCTGTCTGCGCATCTAAAATTGCTTCAGCTAACTGACCAAAGGATTTACCTGTTGAACTCGCCAAATCGCCTAATTTACGCATCTCATCGTAAGACGGTTTAAAACCTTGATTTGCTAATTTAACAAAAGCACCTGTTAATTCTTCAACTGAAAAAGGAGTTTTAGCAGCAAAATCGGTAATCATTTGCATTGCCATTTGTGCTTGTGATGCACTACCTAAAGTATTAGTTAAAACCGCAGCAAAAGTTTCAAATTTAGCAGTTGTTTCAACAATAGATTTACCTAAACTTAAAATAGAACCAGCAGCAAAGACACCCGCTAAAACACCACCAATTTTTCCAGCAGCAGCACCAATTTGATTAAAATCTTTTTCGCTATTTTTAGCAGCGTTATTAGTATTGGTATTAAATTTAGATATTTGTTGAGATGCACTATCTAAACCTGCTTTAAGACCTTGTATTTGTGCTGATAACTCAACTATTAATTTCTCGTTTGCCATTTTTTAACTTCTTTAAGATTTCTTGTTTTTCTTCATTTGATGTTAACTTTTTTGGCACTCTATTCATTATAGCAAACTTATCAGTCCATAGTGGCATTATTTCTTTAGGCTTCTTCATATCACTTTTTTTAGAAGCATTAACATTGTTAATGTAACTTAAAGTTGCTCTTGTATGCTCCCACTCATTTGCCTGTTTTTTAAAGAAATTAAAAAGTAACCTTTGATAATTTGCCCAAGTCATATCCTCGAACTCATCGGGCATTAAACCGACCTCGCCAATAGCAAAGTCAATTATATCATCCCAAGTTACTTTTTTTTTATACCTTCTTCGCCACTTGACATTGCTTTAAATCCGTTTTGGATATACTCGCTACTTTGTAACGATTTTGTCCAAGCATCAATAACTATTTGAATATTTGATAAATCCATATCATCAATCCAATTAGTAACATCATCTAAAGTAACATCAAATGTTCTTTTACTTATTTTATAATAGTTCTTTAAACCGCAGTAGGTAACATCTCTAACGAAATCAATCATTTGATAGTCAATATCCAACTTTTTAGTTTCTCCAGCATCAGTTGCCGTAAGAACATTATAACTCATTAAAGCGTAGTTACCGAACTTTAAAGTCCTAACCTCGCCACCCATTGTAATTTCAATAAGTCCGTTCATAGTTTGTTTGTTTTATTTATGCTATTGTTGCAAATGTAGGTGCGCCTGTTCCTGCAAACTCAATAGAGTAAGTGGTTACATCTTCCATTGGTGCTGAAACTTCGCAAGAAGTAATGTAAGCACTTTGAGAAACCGATTTATCGCCTGTAACCATATCAGTCCAAATGATAGCAACTAACGCTCTGTTATTGTATGCAGTGAAAATATCTGCTAAATCTTTGTTAGTAGCTTGAAAATCCGCAAGACCTTCTGCTGAATAAGTAATATCTCTTAATCCTGGCATAATCTCTTTCCAACCTGCTGATTCTTTAGAAGTTGTTTCGAATACATCCTGATTCATAGACATAGTAACATTGGTTAATTCTGCTAATTGCGTACCATCCATTTTTAAGATTTGCGCTGTGCCGTTGTAAACTGCCATATTATTTTATTTTAAAGTTAATTAATCTGTTATTGTGTAAGTTCCTGTAAATGATACAGTATAAGATACCACATCTTCCATAGGAGCGTTTACTTCTATACTTTCAACATAAGCTAAACCTGTGTAATAAGCAGTTGCTAAAACAGGATTAGATATTAGTATGTTTATTGGTGTTCTTGCATTATAAGCATCAAACAAAGTTGTTATTCCTAAATCCGAAGCACCTTCATCAAAGTTTACTAAAGCATCTGCCGTAAAAGCGAAATCCCTTAAGCCTGGTAAGTTTACCGCATAACCTGCTGATTGCTTACAAGTAGCATCAATCATAGCATCGTTTAATGTAATAGTTACATTAGTTTGGCACATCAAAGGGAAATTTGAATCTGCATCGTAAAGTAAAATGTCCGAACCGTTTAATACGCTCATATTCCTTGTTGTATTTTAAATGTAAATCTTATCAATCTTCTCACTAAAACTCCTGTATCAACCAGTTGTTCAAGTGTATTTGTACTCTCCATTAGTGTTCTGATTACATACCAATCAGGTAATAAATCTAAATACCCATCCTGCCTTGTTCTAACCAACTCCATTACTTCGTTTGATATTCTATCCGATAGCAATTTACCACCAAAACTATTATCAAACCTCGTTCCCACCTCAATTAAAACACTAACTTCTTGACCATAACTTTGTTTACTACCCTCTAATAATTCCGTAGAAGTAAAAGTAGAAAGTAAAATATATGGCTCGTAAGCCTCTGCTAAAACTGATGCCGAATCATAAACTCGAACTTCTTGTAGGTCTATAACGATTGCACCGTTTAGTCTTTCGTAAAGTTTCCTTCTTATAAGTTCTCCGACATCTTTCATTCCACAAATTTACGATTTATTTACTAATATTTTTAGCTATTTTTCTCATATCCCTTAAAAAGATTTTCTTATTGTTAATAAAAGCTGGGATTAAATAAGGTTGTGCTTTCATTCTACCTTTGCCATTTTTATAAAACTGCATAGCATAAGCGCCAAAGCCTTCGGGTATTCTAACATTAGTACCTGTACCAAACTCTACATAAGGTGCATAAGGAGCAGGACTACCACCAAAAACAACAGTACCTGTTAATTGATTATCCCCATAAGAACGATTGCCTGATGCTTTTAAATCTCCTAAATCTACTGGTACTGCATCTAAAGCATCTTTAAAAATACCATCCGTACTTCTAACCACCGCAGATTTAGTTTGTAAAGTAGCTTGACTTGATACCCTTTTTAAGCGATTTAATACTTGTGAAGTACCTCTAATTTTCATTATACTATAATAAACTTGTTATCTTCAGTCATTAAGTTTTCGTAAAACTCGGTAATTAAGAAAAAAGTAGGGTCAATTAACCTTCCTAAAGTAGTCATTATAACTATTTCTTTCTTTCTTTCATCAGTTACCTGGAATGCCTTAATAATATACTCGCCACTATTATAAACAATCTTATTAATTTGAGATAAATTAGGATAGTCATCATAACGAATTGTAAACTCGTAGATATTATCTAAAGATATTTTACCATCTTCTAAATTTCTAAAGCCTTGTTTTGCTCTAATCTTTGCCCAAACTACCTTTTGGTCTACAAATGTACCAAAATAGCCACCTGTACCATCAGCGCCAGTCTGTAAAGTTTGAATTGCGATTTGATTTCTTAAAACTCCTGCCTTCATTAGATACCAAATAAAGTGTTTCTACAATATGGTTGCGCCTGTCTTTTAGCATCCGAACTTAACTCATATGCTTGGTCATAAATAGAGTAATTTTCCCTATTCTCGTAGTCAGTAGACACTTGTTTTAAAATGGCTAATTTTAAGCCTTTAGGAGCGACTGCAAAGCCTGCTTCGTACTCTATTGTCAAACCAACGGTAGAATAAGCCTCAAGGACTTTATATTGCAATCCACGAGCAGTATACTCTAACGCTACATCTTCATCATTCACAACCGAATCAATAAAGGTAACTGGACCATAAGGAATCTCTTGTGGAATGTGAAAGTAAAACCAATAAGCCCTTAAGGTTTTTTCTCCTAAAGATAGTCCTGTGAACTTCTCTATTCGTTCCCTTGCAGAAGTTATAAGTTCTTCTATTAGGTCATTCTCCGAATCTGAAGAAATACGCATATAGTCTTTAGCCTCTTGTAAAGTAACAGGCTCGGTGGTTAAATCGGTTACAATTTCTACTTGAAATTCACTATTTATCATCTTCTTTTATAGGTTCTTGAATGTCTAAAACTCTTTTAAGTTCTAATAAAGCATCCGCTACTAATTTTGCATCCCCTAAATTAAATACTCCTTTTTGTGTTGCAATATCAAGTCCTTGACCTAATATTCCAAATATTGTTTCGTTTGTCATTTTGTAAAGTTAGTATTTTTACAAAGAATCCCAAGCAAATTGAGCAAGATTTCTAAAGTAAGTATCAACACCTAAAACCTCATCAGCAGTAGGGTCATTTACATTTAAAACACATCTCCAATAGCTTGAAGCAATTACTACTTCATCTTTAACAATATCCGTAGTTTTACGAATTGAAATTGTTCCGTTTTCGTTTACATTAAACTCGCTAATGTATGTTATTTCTTCTATCATTTTTTTTATTTATTTAGTTATACAAAGTATGTTGCAGTAAGAATAAACTCACTATTATTTGCAAAATTAGTTTCATTTAGTACACTAAAAGCACCTAAATTTGTTGTTTGTCCTAAATTTATAGTTGAAGTTCCTATAACTAAAAAAGGACTTAAAATATTTATAAAATTTATATTCCTAACATCTCCAATAGCAGGTGCAGAATAAAAAGAATTTCCTGAAGCAACTGTAAAAGGAAGTCCAGTTAAAACAGCTCCACCAGATGAAGTCCCTTTGTTTGAAAATTCAATATATAAACAAACAGTAACTTGTCTTCCTATTTTAACATAAGAGCCTGTGTTTGCAGTATAAGTTTGACCAACCGAAGCACCACCAAATGTAAGAGTAGCCGTAAAAGTTCCTTCTTCGTAGTCATCTAAATTATTAGCTGAAGCACTTGCTACTTGTGTAGAAGGAAATTCAATACCACTTGATTGAGCAGTTGCACCGCTTAAAGATAAACCTTGTTGTAATTGAACATTACCTGCAGATGTAATACGCATTCTTTCGGTATTTGAGCCACCTGTATTAAATATTAAAGCATCTGAAGTATGGTTATAAGCTATTGAACCAGAAGGTGTGCCAGTATTTGCATCTGCAAAATCTATATAAGACAAACGAGTTGCACCTGCTTTAATTCTCATTCCAGAATCATCTGGTGTAGATATTAATAATTCCCCACTTAACCTCGCAGTTCCGTTTACATCTAACTTATAAGGGCCATCTGTGGTTGTGTTAATTAAAACATTACCTTGACCAAACATAATTTTAGAAGCATCTAAAAGGAATGGAATATAACCTGGACTTGCTCTATTATAAGCCGCGACACTCACATTATAAGTTGCATCTGCACCTATTTCTAATCCTTGTGCACCACCATTCGAAATAACTAATTTGTTTTGTGGACTTGAAGTTCCTATACCTACATTACCTGCTTTTGAAATATAAAATCTATTTGTTCCTGCTGAATTTGGATTGCCACCCGTTGCGTTTGATTGTTTAATTACAAAATCTCCAAATGCTTGGTCATTTGTTCCAATAGCCCAATTTCGCCAATCGTTACCATCCACATAAGATTGATACAATCCAAAATAAGTTCCACCTGATGCAGTTTGATTTAATGTTAAAAGATGGTTTGGGCTTGTAGTTCCTATACCTACTGACCCTGCTGATGTGATACGCATTCTTTCGGCACTACTTGTACCTAAAATCATATTACCACTTCTTGAAGCAACCATAAAATCAGAAGCAGAATTAGAACCCGATATTCCTAATGCAGAACCAACATCCCCAATAGATGTTCCAGAGTTACGCCATATAACATAAGCACCATTTGCATTTGTTGATTCAAAGTAAGCTAAAGCTGCTGCTGAATTATAAAGGTGTAAAGGTAAAGCTGGGCTTGAAGTTCCAATCCCCACATTCGTACCATTATCAAATATTTGTGAATCCCCTAAAGCACTTGCTCCTGTAAACTTTGGTAAGTAATTAGTTGTTCCAGTTCCTGTGATTGGATTTGTTAAAGCGTTTTGCTTATTATTAAAAGTTGTCCAATCAGTAGAACTTAACGCTCCGTTAGTTGAACCACTTGCTAAACCTAAAGATAAAGCCTGTGTGCTTAAAGATAAACCATTTGCAGTTCCTAAAGTTACCGCATTATGCCTTGCAGCAGTATTTGCAGCCACATTTGAATTAGCATCTACTCTTGCTTCTGTATAATAAAGATTTGTACCTTCTGTTATGTTTGAAGTAGTTAAAGAAACCGCTCCTGTTAATCCGTTTACCGAAACAACCGAATCAGTATTATCAACTTTCTGCCAAGCAGTACCATCAAATATTGCCCAATCCCCTACATTCCAACTTGTAATTCCATCTAAATTAGTAGAACCTGCTACACTTACGATATAATAATATCCTTGCGTACCTACCGAACTTGTTAAAGTTGGTGTGTTAGTTGAAGCATTCCAAGTACCCTTGTAAATTGTTCCACCTATTAAACTATTAATTTGATTTTGTACTTTACCAAAAGCATCAACGATTGAATCCGTAGCCGATACAGAACCGCCTGTAACATTTAATCCTGTAAGTATTTTACCTATTACTGCGCTATTTGTTAGCGTTATAGAAGAACTTCCTGGTCCTGAAGCCGAAGCCTCGCCTGTTAATGCAGTAATATAATTACCCGCCGTTTGTTTATTGTTAAAAGTTGTCCAATCAGCCGAACTTAAAGCACCTCTATTTGCAGCCGAAGCCGTTGGTAAGTTAAAAGTATGCGTAGAAGTAGCAGAAGAAATACCGAAGTCAGTTCCACTTGTACCTACTGCAAAAGTTTGTGTTAAAGCCGTTAATCCGTTTAAAGATGTTATTCCTGTATCGGTATCAGCGTAGTTAGGTACATTTAAAACACCTGTTGTAGAGTTGTAAGTCGCTGCACCCGAAGTTCCACTTGTAGTTAATGAAATAGCACTTCTTGAACGAGCGTTAGTAAAATAAAGATTACTTCCTTCGCTTATTGCACTTGTAGTACCACCAATTTTAGTCCATAATCCTGTTGAAGTTACATATTGTAATATATCTCCATTAGATGGATTTTGAGCAGCCACATTATGCAACTCATCCATTTCAAAGCCGTTTTGAATGTTAACTTCTATTTGTCCTAAAGTTGGATGTGAACGAGTAACGATACCCACATACACTAAATGATTAGGAGCATATTGTTTAACATCAGTGAAAGCACCAGCAGTTGTAGAACTTAAGTATAATTGCGCACCTTCAGCATAAGCCGAAGTATCGATACCTACTAAATCCCCAATAACTACCACATTTCCATTAGCGTTATCTAAAATATTTTCTTGAACGAATCCAAAGGTTTGAGCAGAAGTTTCATCTCCTGTCGCTATTGCTTTAGTTACCGTTGGTTTGTTTCCTGTTGCACCACTAATATAAACTATCGTTCCTTTAGTTAAAGTTGCACCTGTTGTGTTTCTTATTTCTCTTATTAGAGTTCCGTTAACCCAAGTAGCAGTAATAGTTCCTGCATCTTGTTGTGTTAAGGTTAAAGTATTTGTTCCGATACCAGTTACGGTAGCAGAATTAATTTTATCGTTATAAGCAGCATCCCAATTAGCAGTATTATCAGTTAAATAAGAAATAGTACCTGCCGTAGACTTGACAATCCCTGTACCACCTAAAGTAGCTTGGAAATCAGCCGAAGATAAACCATCTAATAAATCAGCGTTTAAGTTAGTTACTTTAGTTGTCGAAGCAACCGAAAAAGGAGCAGTACCAGTAGCAACCGAAGATGCTAATTGAGAAGTAAAAGTCTTAATCCCTGCAACAGTTTGTGCGCCTGTTAAAAGAACACTATTCCCTTGTGTGTAACTTCGTAGAATTGCTGCCGTTACTTTTTTAGTTACTGCATTATCCACTATCGGCAATACATCCGCATCTTGTACTGTTATTAATGGAGATAATTCTGATATTTTAACATTAGCCATATTATTTCTTCTTTATTTTGCCTTTAAACTCTTTTGTAACACCTTTATCTACGATTGCAGTAAAGTACCCAACTTTGATAAATTCTTTCATCTTATCGCTTAAAACAAGCTCGTAGTAGTTATTTCTATAATACTTTCTACCGTTGTAAGATATGTCAACTGTGCATTTATACATTATACAAAGTTACTAATATTTTTAGCATTAAAAAAGGGTAGATACAATTAAGCACCTACCCTCTTTATTATTTGTAAAGAACTAATTAAACATTTGCAAAATCTGCATAAATTGCAGCAGTAGGCAACATTAAGTTGATAGCCTCGTAACACTCAATACGAGCAGTTACCAAGTTTTGAGTAAAGTTAGTTCCGTTCTCGTAAGAGAAAGTAACATTCATACCTTCAACTTCAACTCTTTCTAAATAGTCTCTATCAAAGATTAACACTTTGTCATCAGTTACCCAAGAAGCCTCGAATACTGGTGTACCAAAGATAGTCAAACCACCTGCACCGTTAAGAATAACAGCACCTGCGCCTGCGTAGTAACCTTTGTTGTAAGTAGAGATAATCAATCTTGCCATTTGAGCAGGACTAACTAATGCATAAGAAGCATTAAAGTTAGCAGTCTTTTGGTTAGCGATTAATTGAATGATTTCTTCAACATCATCAGTTGCAGTTACAGTAGTTGAACCTGTTGCAGCACCACTAACAGTACCAAAGAAAGAAGCATTTTCTGCTTTGTAAAAATCTCTAATTAACATACGAGTTAAAGTTTGCTCGATAAATGGTAAAGATTTCATCATTTGCTTTGAGAAAGTTGCAAAACCAGCGATATAAGCGTTTACAGTCTTAACTTCTGTTAAGTCGTAATCGATTTGACCTTTAGCTGCACCTTCAGTTTGAGCTGCGATAGCACCTTCTGAACCACTTTCTTTGTAAGTAACAAAAGTACCAGTCGCTGATTGTACAGTAGGGATTAAATCTCTAAAGTTCAATTTTTGCGAAGGCAAGATTGCTTGTTGTTGGTTGTAAGTAGCTACTGAATCTCCTGTTAAGTTAGAAGATAATAACATATTACCAACTGCTTTCAAGTTCATAGTGAATGAACCACCTGCTGATTTTAATTCTTTTTCAGCGATTGACATATTACTGTCTAATTGTTCAGCGATTTGCTCACCAATAGACTTTGAAGATGCAATTTTAGCAGCACTCTTACGAGATACTTCTTCTGCTTGCTTATCCATTTCATCTTTTACTGCTTTGATTTCAGCTTTAACTGAATCAATACTTTTTTCTACCATCGTAGAAACTTCATTTTTTACGCTTAATAAAGCGTTAGCGTTAGCATCAAACTTTGCGTTGATGTCATTTGCTAAATTTTTAATTTCTTCCATTTTTAAAGGTTTAAGAGATTTCTAAATTGTTTTATTTCTTGTATCTTATTGTCCTCTTTCGGCTCGTTGTCCACAGGAGTAACCACAGTTGGCTCATCAGATTTAACAAGTGAAATAAGTTTTAATAATTCAAATTCAATAAGACCAAATGTTTCATCAGTGTAAGTACCATTTTTAATAGCCTTTACTAAAGTTTTAATTCGGTCTTCTCTTTCTTCTGCTGACTTGAAGCCAGTAAAAGGTGTGTTTGGATTTGCTCCAAAAGTTACTGCTGAACCTTCCCAAAGTTTAACTTCGTAGATTGCCTCAACTTCTTCTTCCATATCCATAGTGGTTTCTACCGACTTTATTACTTGATAACCAATAGAGTGTTGAGTTATTACACCATCTCTATAAAGTTTCAAAGCATCCTGTCCGTAAGTTGTATCGCTCATTTTAGCTTCAAAGTATAAACCAAAATTATCTTCTCTTAAAACCATTAGCTTTCCTAAAGGCTTGTAAGTATCGTGTTGCCATAAATAAGCAATTTCAGGCTTTGATGAATCTGGTCCTCTCTCTGCGATAGTCTTTGTAAATGCACCAGGCATTATAACATCACCATCTAAATCAATAGAATTGAATTGAGAGAAATAACCTGTAACTACACCTGTTGCTACATCAAGGTCTTTAATAGTAGCATCGTAATTTTTGAAACTTATATTTTTCATAAGCGATTAATTTTATAGTGTTTAAAAAAGAGTGGATGTTTTACCACCCACCCTAAAACCAAAACACCAAACTATGATAGTACAAAGATACTAACTTTTTTAGCAATTATTTATAAATGATATTATTTTCCTTATCTAACTTTGCTTTTGTAAGCATCGTGCATTTGCAATTAGCGTTATTCTCTATCCCACCTGCTGGGTCTCCTGGATGTTTCATCATTTTACCATCAGCGTTAAATTTCTTATCCAAGTCAATAGTTTTACCACTTAAAGCTATGTGCCAATCTCTTGGCATCTTTGGATGGTCGTGTAACCAAGTTTTCTCCATTTCAATAGGCATCAATTCACTTTGAGTAAATTTAGCAGCATTTGTAATCATTACTGATTCCGTTCTTGCTATAAGTCTTGCTCTTGTTTTGGTCATTCCTACTTCCTTAATTAATCTTTTTTCTGCACCTCTAAAGCCTTCGTTATTATCTAATGCTCTTTGGAATGCCGTTTGTATTCTTTTAAGACTTGTGTCGTTAATATCTTTGATGTGCTGACCGCCTATTGTATTAAAATAATCTTTTAAAGCTGCATCCATTATTGGATTTTCAAAGCCTACTCCTATTGTAGCCTGTGGTGGTAAGTTAGCCTTAAGCCATTTAACATAGCCTCTTGATTGTTTATTCCAAGCAGTATTATAAAAAGTCTGCATAGCATTGGAAATAGGTACACCTGTGTAAAGCATCCCTGCAATAGAATTAGTAAACGCAACCGATTCCGATTCGTTTAAAGCATCTATAATAGGTTGAATAGATTGTTTTAAGGCTTTAGAGAACAAACGATAGCCGTAAGTCTCTAAATACTTTTGTAGGTTAGTGTCAAATTCTTCTTGTGTCATTATAACGCTTTATCCGCCATCCCTAATTCATCAAGATAAGTTAAGTTTGTAGGAACTAAAATTCTATCCATATCAGCTTCATCTATTCTATCGTAGTTCATAGCATCTCTTTTTTCGTTAGGAGTAATCCACCAGCTTTCTTTCATTTGAGAAACGATTTTTTCCATATCCTTTTGCATTTCAGGAAACGCTTGAACATCGTAGTCTATGTAGTATTCTTTACCATCTCTCAAAGAGTAGTACAAAGCAACTTCGTTAAACATACCTCTAATCATATTTAAGATAGGAATAATAGTGTTTGTTACCAAACCTTTGTAAGCCATTTCCTTGTTGTTATATGAAGCCGAATCAGTAGCCATTAAGATAGGGTCTACTCCAAATACTCTACATAAAGTATCTCTATCCGCTCCGATTGATTTAATAATTTCAAGGTCTGCTGGAGACATTCCGATTTGCTTATAGTCTACAATACCGTTAGTAGCTACAATTCTTTTATAGTTGTCAGCACCTGTAAGTTTTGAATCTATTTGTTGGTTAATCTTGCTAATTTGCTCCCCATCAAGCATTGCATCCTTATCCCCACTAAACAAAAGACCTGCTGCACCACCGTTGATAAATGCTTTAGCTTTTGCTCTTGTACCTTCGTTTGAACTTGAAACAGTTTCCCAAGCAGCCATTAAAGGGCTCATTCCATAAAGCTGGTTACCACTAACATTATAATCAGGGTTAAAGAACTTAATATGGTTTACTTCGTTTACTTTAAATTCAATCTCTTGGTTTCCTATTTGTAATTTATAAGCACTAATAGGCTCAAATGTACCACTTCCTATAATTTGTGTGAATTGAGAAGGTAAAGGATAAAGTTTTGTTGGTACTCCTTTGTTTCGACCTACTTCAGGCATAAACTTATAAGAATAAGCGTTACCGGTAATCTCTAAAAAAGAAACTAAAGATTCGATATACTCTTGTTGGCTTTGCATCTCGTTTGGTCTTGCAATTAGCTTATTCAAGTCCGTTCCTTCAACTTCCGTTAATCCTTTTTTAATTAGGTTTACAGGGTTATTCTTAATTCTATTAAAGCTCTTTTTGTTGTCTATCTCGTAAACATAGAAAGGAACTGAAGCAGCCTTTTTAGCAATCATATTAATAATTGCAAATACATCAGGGTTGCCTTGATAGCCATTTCTTACATACGCTCTTGGGTTGTTAGGTATGTTAAAGAATATTCCGTTAAAGTAAGAGAATAAAGATTGATTGTATTTGTTGCCAGCATCTGAACCTTGAGAAGGTAATATAGCAGCTTTAATTCTTTGTATGAGATTCATAAGCAATTATTTTTACAAATTTACGATAAATTTAGATAACTTTTACATAACTACGAAGTCAAACTTCTTAAGTTCAAACCACATCCGCATCATTAAGGCATCACTTATATCGGGAGACCTTCCTAAATGTTCTTTAACTTTATCTTTTGGTAGCACCGCAAGTTTACCATCCTTATCAGCGTTATGCCTTTGTACCCATTCAAGTTCTTCGGTTAATTCTTTTTTAATAGTTACATCTTCAGTCATTACCCAAACTCCTGCTTGATTAATTAGTTCTGCTAACTTGTAATAGCACTCCGACTTCAAGTTAATATAATTACCCGTTAGTGCTTTGCTATTGTTTACAAATCCTTTAAAGCCATAATCAACCACACCGCCACCCACACCATCTTCATCGCAAATAATTTGAGAATAAGGGATTGAATGCTTTTTACTTAAATGCTTAATGAATGCTGCTACTTCGTTTGTTGCCTTGTTAGCTAACTTATGTATCTCGATAACTCTAAAGCCACTCCATACCATTATCAAAGTTTTATCCTTACCAAAACGAGCAATATCGGCTGAAATGTAACCTTTACCTGCTGGAATATGCTCATTAGTAAATAAGTCAATTATCTTATCGTACTGTATTAAAGCATTATCATTGTCATCATATTCCCAATTACCATAAAGTAACCGTTCCCTACTTTGATTGTCCAAAGTCTTTAAAGATTCGATATAGTGTTTAGAGATAAAAGGATTGTCTACCGCTAATGCTTGAATAAATGCTTTGTTGTCATCTAATTTGTTTTCCTTGTGTGGCTTGTAAAAGTTATTATACACCCATCCTTTTGCAGGGTTACAAGTTCCAAGTATTTTAGGAATCAAATTAAATTCATCAAGTTTATATCTTATTCGAGATTTAAGAATATTCCAAGCCTTTTCAGTTACCTGGTTGCATTCGTCTACAAATATAAAGCTGACCTCAAGGCTGCCCAATTCGTCAAAATTAATATCTGAAGGGTATTGAAACAGGTCTTTTAATAAAATAGTCGAACCATTTTGAAAGGTAATAATATTACTTTGAGCGTTGAACTGATAGTGAATGCCTGACTTTAAACCTTGCATCCTGCACACATCATAAAAAGAATTAAGAGTAGTTTCTTTAAGTGTTTTTAACACCGCTCTACCTATTAAGGCTCTTGTACCTGGATATTTTAAACAAGACTTAAGAATCCAATAAACACCTAAAGCAGTTTTCCCACTTCCAGCACCACCACCATAGATAATCTCTTTAGTCTTATTGTCTTCGATTAACTCAATCGCTATGGTCTGCTTTTCCGATAGGTGCATAGGTTCTTATTTCTTCAAATACTATTTTGGCTTGTATAGGATTGTTTGCATCCCCTTCTAAAGTTGTTCTTGCAAGTTTTGGTCTTGCGTATTCAAGTAAAGTAAGATATGATTGCACAAAGTCTTTGCCCTCTAAAGAGTTAAGTTCTTGGTTAAATCGTTCTGTACCTTCTTCAATTATAATATTAACGAAGTTGTCTATTAATAATCTTTTTTGGCTTACTGCACCTTGTGGTCTGCCATTCGGATTTCCGCTTTTGCCTTTTTCAAACATTTGTTTCTTTTTGTTATTTACAACAAAGGTAGCTATTTTATTACATTTTTAGAAAGTTCGTATTCCTTTCGTAAATAGTTAATCTTTTGCGTTAAGACATCTATAAAAGAATTGGTAGAAAATCTAATATTCTTTACTTCTGCTAACCTTGTTTCAAACTTACCTTCTATTACTCGGTAAGGCTCACTCATTATTATAGCCTGTTTTTCTTTGTTGCCTTGCGTTCCTTCTCCTTCTACAAATAACCTTGCCTCTTCTATCTTCCTGGTAGTGTAAGCATCTATGTAACCTTTGTGAATCTCTGCTTCCATTTCGTTTAAAAGGAATAAATAACCAGCTAACTTTAAATTAGAGTTTATTAAGTCTTCTATTGCATTAGTCTTATTGGCTTTTATTATCTCTGCTTTTATCTTATCTATCATAGTGCAGCTACTTTAGCAGTATAAACATCTATTAATTCTTGATAGTCTGCCTTGCCCATTTTCTTTGTTTGATGCCTCTTGTGTTCAAGGAAATCCATCCCACCCTTGCCTATTTCTTTTTCCAGTCTTTTATAGTATTCGATATAATTACCACTTTTGGCAATATTACAACCGTAGCACTGTGGTCGGCAGTTTTGTTCATCCCATCTTAAAGATAAAATACTTCTTGAATAGAAGTGTCCATTTTGAATCTTCTTGTAAGGCATTACCTTATCGCAAGTAAAGCACTTGACATCTAAATTCTCATCAGCGTACTTTAAACGAATATA